ACGTAATTTCATGGTTGATATGCCACATGGTTTTCAACTGCGCCGACACCATATGCGTAAATGGACCATAGGCGGCATTCAGACGATGTGTGTTGCCCTGGATCGCTCTAGGGTCAAAATCAGATGGTTCAGCACCACCTTTCATCGTCAACTCTCTCTTACAGAAAGCTTTCCTTATGAAATCTGCATTCTCCAAAGGCTCCGTAGCCAAAGTCTCATACGCTAAGCGCTGAGCTAGGGCACGTGCCTTAGGGAAGCGGGAATTCCACTCGAGAAAATTTCTGTCCGGGTCTGTCAAATCGACCTTTTTGAATCGGCCAACGTACCTCTGCGCGTATGTATGGACGTCGACCCAAGCCTGCGGCTCCGGCTTGGGGACGACCATGAGAGCTCGATTCACCAAAGAAACAGTCTCATTGTTTACGGATGCATAAGGCACCAGGGGAATGTAATTCGAAAAAGTCGTACACACAGGATAAAACTGCGGCTTGTCCTCAATCAAATCACGCCCGGGAGATTTTAAATGCGCCTTAGGGCGGATGGTTCTCAGTTCTCTGCCGCTTTCATAACCTGGCAAACCCTTAGGCCAAGCTAGTTTCGCATCGAAAGCGGGTCCGGCTACGGATGACCTGTTAGTGTTGTAAGATGTAACGGTGAGTATTTCATCCTCACTCGTACCCCAACAACACGCCCAAGACCAGTGCTCGAGTGAAAGAGAGTTAGACAACCGCTCATACAACCTCTTGTGATAAGGGGTGCAGATCCGGTTGAATGATTGAATCTCCTCTCTGACAAACAGCACAAAAGCAAGTGACGACCCGTAGATGACGCAATCTGCGCGCATCTGCACGGGAATGGAGAGCTTGTCCGACTTAACAGCCAACTTCATAAAGTTGATGCACAAACGCAACGAATCCTTATTGCGCGGCACGCCGACCATCTTAATGGCGACACTTTCGATCAAACCCTTGGGCACCAGAACTGACCTAGTCTGCTGCATGCCCAGCCACATATATGGCCCGCAACTATGGATTTCACGCAGATTGATCTTAAGCAAGCCCAACATGGGCTTGTAAGTACTCTCATCTCCCAATGAGAGCACACCGCCAACACAACCGTAATGGTCGCTGCGCTTAAGACTAGTCACCAAGCTAAGTGGTCGATCC